ACGTCGGTGTGCGCGCTGAGAATGGGGATCGGGATGCCGCGCCCGCCGGGTGCGGGATCGACGCCGACGCCGTCGAGATTCCACCAGCCATAAACGGCGGCGGTATCGTCCGCACCGGTGAGGTATTTGTTCGCGAGGCCCGCGGGCGTGGCGCCGAGCAGGCTCACCGCGGTGATCTGCGGGACGGCGTTGCTCAGTGCGTAGGGGATGCCGCGCCGTCCGAAGGGCGCGGGATCGGTGCTCAGGCCATTGACGTTGGCCCAGACATAGACCGGGCCGTTCTCGTCCTCGAGATTGAAGCGGGTGCCCGCGAGCAGGATCGGCGTGAGGCCGGTGGTGACGACGCGCGTGACTTCGGCGACCGAACCGCCCGGCGCATCGAGCGTGACGATGGCGCGCTGCTTGGTGGAAACATCCGTGGCGGTATCCGCCCACGAGAGATCGCGCCAGGTCGGGGAATAGACGGCGGCGGAGGCCGCGAGGCTTTGCTGGCTGGCCGCGACGCGCTCGCCTTGTGCACCGTCGCTGAGCATCCGGCTGGTCAGGATCGGACCGGGGAGGGTGTCGTAACGGACGTAGAGGTTGACCCGGATGTTATCCCGGGAAATTTCCTCGAGCTGCACGAGGACGCTGCCCGCGTAAGCGGTGAGCGTGGCCGGCTGCAACGCTTCCTGGCCGATGGGGCAAACGAAGGTGCGCTCGATGCGCGGGTAGGCGGTGCCGCCGTGCGGATGGGTGACTTTCGGCGAGCCCTTCAGCGCGTCGAGAGTATCGAGCCAGTGTTTCGGCGGAAGGGGCATCGGCTGGCTACTCGGCGCGAAGAGTCGAGAGAAGCGGCGCCTTCACATCCTCGAACACTTCGCTGTGGAGCGAATTGGAAGCGGCTGGAGCGGCGGGCTGTGCGGCCCGGGCTTTGGCTCTTGAAAGGACCGCCGCGGTGCGCTTCAGCGCGAGATCGGCGAGGGCTTGCTGTTCCGCGGTGAGCTTGCGGCCGTTCCAGCGGCGGAAGATTCCGCGCGCTTCCGCCTTGGCGCGTTCGCGCCGGGCGATGCCGGCACTTTCGCGGGCCGTGAGATAATGGGTGGGCAACGCGAGGCGTCGTCCACTGCGTGCGCTGACTCCACCGACGTTGCGGGCGTTGCTCATTTTGGGAGGTTGAAAGTTGAAGGTTGAAAGTTGAAAGGATGAGCGGAGTTCGGAGTTCGGTTTCTGAGCCTTTCAACTTTCAACTTCCTGCCTTTCAACACGGTCCTCATGGTCCGCTCCTAACGCCAGCCTCCGACGACCATGTGTCCGCCTGCGGAGGGCTGAACCTTCCACGCTCGGATGACCTCGATCGCGGCGGCGTAGTCCTCGGCGATCTGCTTTCGCGCTTCCGCATTCTTGAAGAAAGCCGACCGGCTCCAGTAGTAGAGCCAGAGCGGTAGAAGCATTTCGTGATCCGCGGCGTCTGGTATCGCAAAATTGCGACCGGGGTCGGTGCCTTCGGTGCCGAGATCGGCCACGGTGATCAGTGTGGGACGCACGAAAGCGTCGAAGCGCAGGCCGTATTCTTGATCGGGCAGGGGAGTGAGAAAGAGGCGGACCTGGGCGCCGGTGCCGGCTTCCAAAGTGTGGACATCGGCGAAGTAACACTCGGGCTGGCCGACGGTGCGGCTCTGCGGAAAACGCGCGACGCGGTAGGGGCGCATATTCCAATCGGTCCCAAGATTCTGGTGCCGATCTCGACCGATGAAAGCGGGCTTGCCGGCGAGCGGCGTGAGTTCGCGAATGTCCGCGAGCCAGACGGGACCGACCGGGCGCGAAAGGCCGGCATCGAGCAGCACGGCGTCGCCATAGAGCACCGCGGTGTGAACGCCGGTGGTGCCGGTGTAGGGCAGCACGAGCTTCTTGGTCGCGCCCTCCAGCCGGATGGTGTTATACGCGGTCTGCCCTTCGATCAGGATGGTATTACCCGCGAGCGCGCCGGTGAGGGTGGTGGCACTGACGGTGACGCTGCCATTGGTCACGGTGACGGTGCCGGTCTCGACGGCGCGCACGGTGGCGCCGGCTTCGCGTTTGAAGAGGCTCGGGTTGAGCTTGAACATCCGGCCCTGGGCTTCATTGCCGGCGCGGACGATGGCGCGCAGGACGGCGGTCTGGGCCGCGCTGTATTCGACGAGGGTGAGCGAGAACTCGCCGAGGTAGTCGAGACAGGCGTAGGCGAACTGTTGGGCGGTCACGCCAGCGCGCGGCTAGTGACGCGGGGCGCTACGTCGAGGATTTTATCCGCAGATTGCGCAGATGGGCGCAGATTTCGGAAACGGAGAAGTACCCAGATCCGGCTCCTCTCTGCGAAAATCTGCGTAATCTGCGGATCAATGTCCGGAGAAGTGTCAGGAGGGCGGGGTGATCAATGAAGGCAATACCAGAGAACCTAGATCCGGGATCTCCCGCGGACTCTACAGCCCCGCACCCCTGACAAAGGGTAAGCTAGTGGCCGCGCTTCTTCGGCTTGGGCACGGAGGCGAGCACCCACCGAATCACTTGCCTTCGGGGCGTTTCTCCAGTCCCTTTTCTGCGAGGAGCGCAGCAAGGTCATCGACGTGCAGGCAGTCGCACAGGCAGGCGTATTCGTAGGCCGACTGGACGACCGCGATGTTCCCATTGCAGTAGTCGTTGCCGGGCGTCGCGCTGTGGAGCACGCCAAAGGCTTCGATTTTACCGTCGGTTCCGAGGCGCACGATTTTGTCGCCGTTCTTTGCTTCTTTTCCGTTTCTGTAGTGCATTTGTTTTGTTGGTATGTCCGGGCGTTGTTACCCCGCCCGGAACAGCTAGCGGCCGCGCTTCTTCGGCTTCGGCTCCGTTTCCGGACGCGCGGAATCGCCGGCCAGCTTGTCGGTGAAGCTGACGAGCGCGAGTTTGGCGCGGAGCGCGGCGACGGCTTGGACCGTGGGACAGTTGCGGATGAAGTCGTCGCACTTTTCGAGGATGACTTCGTTGCCCTCGGCAATGGTGAGCGCCGCGGCGAGCCGGAGTTCGAGTTCTTCAAGCTGGTCGTGGCTCTCGGCTTCCGCGAGGAAGCGGGCGGCGGCGAGTCCAAGATCCTCCCCGTTAATCGTGGGCAGTATTTTCACCTCATCGAACTCGATGCCGGTGTGAATCCGCCAGCCGCGCTCTTCGTTGAGGATGCGCTTCGCGTTGGCCTCGAACTCCTCGACGGGGAAACGCGCGACGTGACGCTGAAGTGCCGGCTCCCAGACGAACTGATCGCGGCTCATGCTGAAGACGACGGGGTGAGCCGCACCAAAGTTATCGACGTAGAGGTAGGGAGTCATGGGGATGGGGATGACTGCGATCAGACGCCGGCGATGACGAACCAGGGGTTTTCCTGAGTCTGCAGCTCGAGGGCTTTCGCGTTGAACGCGGCATCGTCCGCCGGGGTGTACTTATGCGCCTGAATCGTCGCGTTCCAAACAAAGTAGGTGGGCGGAGTGCCGATGCTGAGGACTGGTTCCTGGGCGCCGTGGTGTTTGACGTAGAGATAGGGTGTAGCCATATGTAGAGGTTGATGGTTGTTGGTTGATCGAACGGAAAATAAGAGAGGGGGAAACGGCGGAAACTCCTCGCCGGAATGGGCGGCCGGTTCCCCGACCGGCCGCCCATCCAGCAACCTGGAGTTAGTGGGTTTTTACGCGGTAACGACGGGGAGATTCGTCAACCCTTGAGGACGGTAGGCCGCCTCGATGAGCACGTAGTTACGCACCTGATTTTGGGTGTCTTTGCAGAGGCCCTGGCCATAGATCGCCTGGAAGCCGAGGCCTTTCTTGAACTCCCAATCGCCGACTTCCTTGATCGGCTTGATCGCGGGTCCGCCGTAGGGACGCAGCGCGGCCATGGCGCCCATGCCGATGCCGTAGCAGTACGGCACGCACTTCGCGTTGATCTGCACGATGCGCGAGCCAACGGGGTGAGCGTCGGTGTGCAGCGCAGAGTTATACGTGATGCCGGCGAGCGAGGTGACGGCGACGCCGGTGGCGGAAGCGCCGAGGCGCGCCGTGACGCTGGCAATCTTGTTACCGTCGTTCACGCTGCCCGTGTACTGGTAGATGCCGAACTTGCCGGCATTGGGACCAGTGACGTTGTAGATCGCGACGTAGTAAACGCCGCTGTCTGCCGTCGGGTCAGCGTGGCCGATGAGCGGGTAGGCGTAGCCCTTGAACCATTTGAAGGGCTTGTGCAACAGGCTGGGCGTGGTGCGTCCGCCACCGGTGATCGCGACCGTGGTCGTGGCACTGGTGATGGCGGTGCCGAGCAACGCTTCCGGCTCGATCGGTGCGCCGATGGGACCGCGGGTATCTTCCTGCACCACGTCCATGTGAAAGACGTGATGGCCATCGAACTTCGCGTAGCCGCCGGTCCAGATGATGTTCTCATCGCCCCGCACGCCTGCATCGCGCAGCGCCTGCTGATAAGACGAGTCCGTCGTCTTCATCGAATTCAGGAAGCGGTCGCTGCCTAGAATGATGTAGCTGAGTATGTCAGCGGTGAATTGACCGACCTTGGTCTTGTTGATCTTCGCGGCGGGTGCGCCGCGGCTCTTCAACTGACTGGCTACTTCGGTGATGTCGTTCGACTTGAAGTAGTCGGCGCTGAGCAAGAGGTCCGTGGTCCCCTTGTTGTTGGGCCGATAGGTGGTGGTCGCGTCCGCGTAGCGGCGCCAGAGCATCATCACATCGGACTGGCGGCGCAGGCCGAAGTAGTCGGATTCCTGCTCGGCAAACGCTTCCTCAAGCGACATGCCGGCTGCGAGGAACATCTGGATCTTCTCCGTCATGCCGAGGCCGTGCCGGAAGAAGTCGATCTTTACCGAGTAGCTGCCGAAATCGAGATCTTCGGCTTCCAGTGCGGTTTCACCGATCGCGCCCTCGCCACCTGGCCGGGAGACAGTCGAGAAGTTGATGGTATCGCCCGCACCCTTTTTCAGGTCGGTCTTGATACAGATAGGCTTGCCGGAGCCTTCCGGGCCTTCCATCTGACCAAGGATGTCCTTGTTGGTCGTCTGCAACAGCATGAGTTTGCTGAAGAGCTGGCCGACGAGGGCGCTGTTCTGCGCGGAGGCCGCGGTGTAGGTGGAGGCGGTCGAGAGC